GCTTCTCGAGCGCCGCTGACAAAGCGTTGACGGCCTTGGTCTGCTGCTCGGCGCCGCCGCCGAAGGTGAAGATTTTGTGTAGATCGGCGCCGGCGAGGTCTGCGTATCTGGCAATCACGTCGAGCGCATCGCCGATCACGCGGAGAAAATTGAACACGTCCTCGCACGCGCGCACGACCGTATCGAGGGCGGTGGCCAGGGCTTGGAAAGCGCCGCTGAGCTCGCCCGTCGGCTGCAGCGCGTTGTTAAGCCACTCGACGAGCTGGATCAGGTCATTGACGAGCCGATCGATAACCGGCTCGACCGACTCATAAACGGTCTTACCCAGCCCATCGAATGCTTGCCCAAGCGTGCTGATGGCAATCGACGTCCGCTCGGCTGCGCCGGCCTGCTCTTCGCTCCAAATGGTTCCGGTTTGCTGGGCGACGCGATTGAATTCCTCGAGACCAGCTCGGCCCGCATCCAAGAACGGAATCATCTCGGCACCGGAGCGGCCGAGCAGCGCGATCGCGATCGCCGTCTTGTTCGCGCCGTCTGCGGTGCTCGAGAACTTGTCGGCGAGTAGTTCCAGAACCTGCTCTGGCGACATCGTCCGGAGGCCGGCCATCGATAGACCGAGCGCTTTGAAGGCCAATGCCGCGGGACCGGTCGCCTCGCGCGCCGCGTTGCTCATATTGTATTCGAGGCGCTCGAGCGCGCGGATTGCCCCCTCGCTGCCGAGGCCCATCGCGGCGAACGCCGAATTGAGCGTCGAGATTTGCTCGGCCGACATGCCGAGCTCGTGCGTCGCGTGCTCGACCGCGGCGCCCATCTCGGTCATGCGCTCGATGAAGCGCTCGATCTTCTCGACCGCGAAGGCGGCGACGAAGGCCTCGGCCACCTCGCCGAGATTGTCGCGCACCGCCCTGAGCGGCGAGGTCAGGCCCTGCAGCACCTCGCGCACCTGCGCGATCGAGGCAACCGCCTCGCTGTTCTCGCCGCCGATGAGGACCTTTACTTCATCGGCCATCGGCGCGCCTCACATCAGCATCGCCATCATCTCGAGCGTGAGAGCCTTGGGCTTGCCCTCCTCGCCGGGGATCATGTCGAGCAGATCGTCGATCGAGATCGCCGCGCGCTCGCGCTGCTCGTCGGGCGGCGGCTTGTAGCCGACCCAGGCCGCGAGCAGCCAATGCGCCGGCGGCTGCTGGCGGAAGTGGCGATAGATCGCGCGCAGGCGCGGCAGGGTGAGCCGGCCGACCTCGTCCCAGGTCCAACCGGTATCCGCGCACGTGCTGGCGTAGAGACCGTCCCAATCGACGCCTCCCTCGCTCAGCCCGTCCCTGCCGGCTTCCAATTTTTTACGGCGGCGAGCCCCGTGATCCTGGCGATCGTATCCGCAGCGTCGAGCAGCTCGACCGGCGTGATGAACATCGCGCCAAGCGCTTCGCTCGTTTTGCCGGTCACCTGCCCGACCAGATCGCGCGCCGCCTTGACCTTCTCCGCCAGCGACGGCGCCCGGCTCATGACGTCGAACAGCGGCAGGATGTCCTGCAGCTGATCGAGCGTCGGCGCTCTGACGGTGAACTTCTCCTCGCCGAGCACGATCTCGGCGGTCTCGTCCTTGCGTGCCATTCTCCCCATCCTTTGTTTGCGGTCGCGCGAGCAGCCGCCACACCAACCCTGCTCGCGCGACCTAGGTTGGCTAGGTGGTGGTCGCGCGAGCAGAAGAGAAAAATTCAGCTCAGCTGCGGATAGCTGTCCATGAGCCATTGACCCGCGGCGTTGGCGCCGATCAGCCCGTCGATCTCCGGCGTGGTGAAATCGTCTTCCTTCGCCGCCTCGGCGAGTTTTTCCGAGCACAGCAAGGGCAGCTGGCGCGTGCGCGCGAGGCCGTTCTTCACCTGATAGAAGATCGCGCCGAGCAGTGGCGTCGTGCCCTGAAGCTGGTTGGTCATTGTCAGGTTGAAGCCAGTGTTGACGGTGTAGGTGTAGGAGGTCAGCACAACCTTGCCGGTGTCGCCGGCGGCGAAGGTGAAGACGCCGGCGGCGACGCTGTACTGCCCGACCGTTGGGGCGGACGGCACTTGCTGCAGCGGCAGGCCGGTGAGCGCGTAGATCACTTCTTGCGGCGCGACGAAAGTCGCCGCATGCGCCACGGTGACGGTGGTGGCCACGATCGTTCCGGACTCGAGGAAGGACAGCACGGTGCCGCCGGTTGCCGAGCTGACGCCGAAGAAGAGGCTCATCATCGCCAGCGGCGATACCGCCGCCATCTTCGCCTTGAAGGTGCCCTTCAACGTGCCGCGTGCGAAATCGAACGGCACCTGGAACTGGCCGGTCGCGGGCTTCGTGGTGAAGGAAAAATCGAGATCCATGCTCTTGATGAGGCCGAAATTGCACGGCGTCGTGCCCGCTGCATCGGTGCGCGTGCCGTAGAGCACGCCCGGCCCTGCCAGTGTCATGAGGCCCATGGGTTACTCCTTCTCCTCGGCCGCAGCCGCTGCGGCAAGTTGCGATTGCGTCGACGCCAGCGCTGCGATCAGCTTCGGCACCGCGCCTTTGACGAGCGCGTCCCACAGCACCGCGTCGGTGCTCGCCGGCGAGCCGGGGTAATGCGCGTTGAACCAATCCCAGACGAGCGCCTGGTGCGGATCGCGATCGTCGCCTTTCGTCAGCGGCGGATCGGCGAGGCGCCGCGCGAGCTCGGGCGCGACGCGGTCGAAATGACCGAGCGCGGCGCTGTTGCTGGCCATGATGCCGCGGAAGGCCGCGAGCGCCTTGGTCTGCTGGTCGGTGAGTTTCTCCATTTGACGGCTCCTTCAGCCAAAGACGTGAATTTCGATCGGAACGATCGCGGCGGCGCGCGTGCCGTTGGGGGCGGCGAACACTTCGACCTTGCCTTCGATCGCGACGAGCTCGATGTCGTCGCGGCCGAGGATCTGCGATCCGGTGCCGGGCCCGGGCTCGATCGCCGCCTCGAGCGCGTCGGCGAGCGCGTTGAGCTGCATGTCGGCGCTCGTTTCCTGATCCGGGTTCTTCGCGTAGAGGAAGACCTTGGCGCCTAGGCGATACTTCGCCGGCGAATTCTTCGACGGCGTCGTCGGCTGATCGCCGACCGCCATGAAGATCGCCGGCAGCTCGCCATCCTCCATGTCCTGCAGCAGGCGGACCTTGCGGCTCTTCGTCACGAACGCATTGCCGGCCGAGAGCAAGGTCCAGAGCGGCGCGTAGTAATTTTCCCGAACGATGCTCACGCACCACCTCCCGCGCGCGCGAGCAGGGTTGGCGTGGCGGCTGCGAGCGCGTGCGGCATCAAAGAGCCCATCACCGGCTCTCCAAGGCCGATTGAACGGCGCCTTCAATGCGCCCGCGGATCTCGGGCGCGAGCTCCTCGAGCGCGCTCCTGAGGAACGAGCGCGCCGGCTGGTTCACGTGGCGGGCATGCGCGCGCACCAGCACGTCGACGGGCGCGATCGGCTTGCCGAAGGCGACCGAGACATGGCGGAGATGCTCGCGCACCTGCTCGGTGCCGCTGAAGCCGTATTCCCAGAAGGCGGCGTATTCGACATCGGTGCCGACCGTCGCGACGACGCTGCTCTGGTCGTCGCGCGTCAGCTCGAAATGGATGGAATCGTGCAGGTGATGCGTGCGCTCATTGAGCACCTCGCCGGCGAGCTTCTCGCGCGTCCGTGCTTGGACGTCGATCGCCGACGCAACCACCGCGCGCCGGAGATTGGCGCGCAGCCGCTCCGGCATGGCGCGCAGCTGCGCCACCACGGCTTCGTCGGAGATCTCGATCGTCAGGGGCATCACGGCCACCCCGGAGCGACGCGCCGGTAGCGGTCGAGCACCATGCGGGTGCTCTCGCGCATATCCTTGACGATGAAAGTCGTGCCCTGGGCGCCGTTGATCGTCTCGCCCGACTGGTCGAAATGCTTGCGCTCCTTGAAGCGCAGCGCGACGAGCTCGGTGACCGCCTGCTGCAGATCCGCGGGGCAGATCGCGAAGCCGCCGGTATAGACGATGACGACGTTGCCCATGCCGCGCTCGAAGCGATAGCCGCGCAGCAGGATCATCTTGCCGTCGTCGCTGATCCAATAGCCCGGCGTGCCGAAGCCGCTCGAGGGCGGGATCGCGATGCCGTCGATCGTCAGCGCGCTCACCGCCGTCACCGGGCGGTTCTTCAGCGCGAGCGCGCGGCCGCCGGTGCCGTTGCGGTTCTCGGTGTAGGAAGCCGAGAGGATCGGGCCGCCGGTGTACTCGACCACGAACGCGCTCGCCGCGGTGATGAGCGCGCCGAGCACGGCTTCGTCGGTATTCCCTGGCGTGAGCGACAGGAAAGTCTCGACCGACGCGAGCGTGGTGAGATCGAAGGCGGCCATGGCGACGCGTCAGCCGGCGATCAGCTCTTCTTCTCGAGCTTTTCGAGGCGCTCGGTGAGTGCGGCCAGCTTGCCGGTCAGATCTTCGATGACCTTGCCCTGATCGGCGATGACCTTGTCCTTGTCGGCGATCGCCTGCTTGGCTTCCGGCTCGACCTCGCCCTCGAGCTTCAGCCCGTGCGAGCGCAGCGCTTCGACATGCCCGTCATCGACCTCGAAGGCGCCTTTCTTGTTGGGCTTGTAGGTCTTGTGCTCGTGCGTGATCTCCGTGATCTGGCGCGACGGATCGCGCAACACCATGGTCTTCATTTGAGTCTCCTTAGCCGTTCGCTATGTTCGAGCGCACCCCGAGGCTCGGGATGAATTGATGCTGCAGCACCCCTGAGAGATAGACGCCGAACTCCCAGCGGCGCTTGGTCTTCGGCCACAGCGTCGCATAGAAGTTCTTGCGGGCGCGGAACTGCACGACGTTGCTCACGTTCGAGAGCGGGTACGGCAGGCGCCGGGTGTCGTAGATGATCGTGCCGGCCGGCAGGTTCGGATGCAGCCTGATCGGGATCTCCTGCCCGGCATCGGCGCCGCCGGTGATGCCGACGGTGAACTTGTTGAGATAGGCGCGGGCGATGACGGCGCCGATGAGCTGCCCGTCCTTCGCGTCGCGCATGAAGCGGAGATTGCTCGTGCCCGAGCCGGGGCCCTGACCGATCTTCTTGCCGATGTTGATGAGCTCCTGCGAGCTCACCCAGATGTTCGTCGGCGTCAGGCGCAAATTGTCATAGAAGAATTTGAGATCGGTATCGATCTCGACGATGCCGCCCTCGCCATCGGCGGTGAGCGGCGTGCCGGTGCCGGCCGCGCCGGTCGCTTGCGCGACGGTATAGCCGTTCATGCCGGCTTTCGCGGCGAGCGAGAGCAGCCCATCGCAGACCAGGTTGTTCTGCGAGAAATCGGTGCCCGAGACCGAGGCCGCGGTCTGCGAGCCGGTCGCGGGCGCGGTGATCAGCACCGAGTTGGTCGTGGTGATCGCGCCGAGCAGCTCGCTGCCGGCCGCGCCCCAGAACCAGGCATAGCCGACCGCGCCGGTAACAACCGGCGCCGATGCGCCGGCCGAGCCGGTCGGGCCGGTGATGGCGACCGTCGTGTTGGTCGAGAGCTGGCCGGTGCCGCCGCCGAAGCTGTCGGTCGAGCCGTCCATGTTGGTCCGCGAGATCGTGCCGGCGACGCCGCCGGCGACGGTCGCGCGCGCCAAGCCGTCGAGCGTCAGCGCCGCAACGCGCACCGAGAGGGTTTGCGTCACAAGCGTGCCGCCGGTAGTCGCGGCCGAGAGCGTCGGCGGCGTCGCCTGGCCGAGGCCGTAGGTGCCGAGGCCGCCGAGATAGACCGATTCCATCGCGATCTTCGTCGCCCAAAGCAGATTGCCTTGGCCGCGGGCGAGGAGATCGATGTAGTCCTCGGCCGCCCACTCCGCTTCCTCGGTGACGAAATCATCGAGACCGAACTGCGCGTATTTTGCGAAGTAATCGGCGCTGGTCGACGTGATGTTGGCGTTGCGGTTGCCTTCCGAGAGGCCGGGCGCGACGCGCGTCGTGTTGATGCCGGTGATCGCGTGCCAGTTGGCCTGGATGCCGCCATTGGCGCCGACGACCGGGATCTCGTTGACCAGCGGCGTCTCGACCGGCACGAGCGAGAGCGCCGGCTTCTCGAGATCGTAGTTCTGAATGCCGGTGGTGTTGCCGCTGGGCTGCAGCCAGGCCTTGATCATGTCGCCGGGCTTGCCGTTCGACATCGTCTCGTTCAGCAGCCGCAGTGTGTCTCGGGTGATGTTACCGTCCATTGAGGGGCTCCTTCATCGAAAGTTGTGGTCGTGCGCGTCGCTATGCGTTCCGCCGCGGCGCGCTCGGCGGTTCGGGATTTTCCATGGCGTGCCGGATCAACAGCCGCGTCTTGTCGGGGCCTGCCGGCATCGCCTCGATCTCGGCCGGCACCGGCACAAAGGTGGCGCTCAACAACGTGTCGGCGCCGTCGCCGCCGCGATCGACGGCGGTGCCGCTCCGCACCGGGCCACCGCCGGCCGGCTTCGCTTCGAGCTCCTTGATCCGGCCGTGCGCCGTCGCGAGAGCGCCGGCGAGCTTCTTCATCTCGTCGCGCGCGCTCCCGAGATCGAGCACGGCTTTCATCATGCGCGCGTCGCCGCCGCCGTCGGAATTGCCGGCGCAGTCGGCGCCGAGATCGCGCGCCGTGTCGTGGATCGACTGCACGCGGGCGAGATCTTCCTTCGAGTGACGCGCGCCGGCTTTTTTCATGTTGCCGGCGCCGGGCAGCATGTCGCCGGCGAGCGCAGTCTTCTCCATCACCGCGCCTTTCGGCAGCATGCCGACGACGCCTTTGAGGCGCTCGATCTCTTCCTTGGCCTCTTCGCTCGCGTAATCGGCGAGGATGCTCGACAGCTCCTCGACCGCGGCGGCGGCGCGCGCCGGCAGAGGCGATTGATCGCCTTCGGCAAGCGCTTCCTGCGCGCAGCAGGTGGCGAACCAGCAGAGACCTTGAACGAGCGCCGCGAGCTGGCCGATGTCGCCGATGCTCTTCTTCATCGGCTTCTCGTCCTTCTTCTTGGTCGAGCCGTCCCAATCCTCGGGCAGCGCGTCGGTGGCATCGAGCGCCTTGGCGCGCTTCGTGATGTGCGCCTTCGCCGCGTCCTTGTCCTTCGCGCGGCCAGAGGCCTGGACGGCGTTGTCGAGATCCTCCTTGTCGGCGATCGGGAACGATCCGTCCTCCATGGCTTGACCCTTCTTCGCCATGGCCTCGCGCTCGTCGCCCGAATAGTCGCGCTTCTTGAGGCCGCCGGCCTCGGCGATCGCGCGCATCTCGTCGGTGCCGAAGATCGCCTTGATCATCTGCGCCGGCTCGGCCGTCAGGATTTGGCGCTGCTCGGTGCCCGAGCCCGCGGCGATGAGTGTTTCGGCGAGCTTGCCGAGCGTGTCGCCGGGATTGAACTTGCGCTCCTCCTCGCCGCCCGCGGCCTTCACCATCGTGAAGGTCGCATTGGGATTGCCCGGCCGGTCGACGAGCGAGAGCTCCTCGGGCTTGGCCTCGTAGCGCGTGTAAGCGCCGTCATTCCAGCGCTTGCCGTAACTGCCGCCCTGGCTGATGCCGGTGTAGACGCCCTGCTCGACGTCGTTCCAGACCTGGTCGCTCGTGACCTTGATCATGAAATCGATCGTCTTCTTCTCGTCGTCGAAGTCGATCTGCTCGACCAGGCCGGCGATCTGCAGCCCGTGCTGCGCGCGGACATTGCCGAAATTCTTGCCGCCCGAGGCCTTGCGCATCGACTCCGACCAGCCCTCGAATTGCGGCTTCGACATCGCATAGTCGAGCACCATGCGCGAGCGATCGGGTGTCTCGTCGAGCCGTGCGTAGATGCGCCGCTGCGCCGCATCGGCCTTGATCATGCGACCGAAGATCATTGCTCGTTCTCCTTCGTGCGATATTCGGTATCGCACTCGCAGTTGGGATGGGCCGGCGCCGCGTCGTCGCCGGAATTGAAATCGTCGCCGACGTCGATCCAGCCATCGGCTTCGTTGGCGTCGCAGACGAGGCAGACATTGTCGCCGCGCGTGACCCAGCTCTTCTCGATCTGGATGCCAGACTCGGCCGCAGCGCGCATACCATCGAGCGCGCCCTGGTTGTCGGCGGTGCGTGTCTCGGTATGCGCGATGAGGTGCGCGCGCGCCGCGCCGAAGACGTCGTCGTCGCGGATCGACTGCGCGAGCTTGTCGACCGACCAGCCTTCGCTCTCGGCTTGCGTGACGAGCTCGTTCAAGCGATCGCGCGTGGTATCGCCGATCTGCGCGACGAGCTCGGCCGCATGCGCCTTGGCCCAGGCGATCGCCGCGGGATTGGCGAGCGCCGTGATCGCCGCATCGTCGAGCCCCAATTGCGCCAGGCGATCGGCCGAGGCATCGAGCGCCAGCGTTTCGAGGAGCTTGCGCGCTTCTTCCTCGGCCTCGTCCCAGGCATCGGGATCGAGCTCGAACTCTTCGTCCCCGGGCTGATCGGCCTTTTCCATTTTTCGGCCGGGCTTCGCCGCCGCCGCGAGCCGCTTGCCTTCCGAGTCCAGAAGCGACCGCCAAAGCGCGGCGAGCCCGGCCTCGGTCTCCTGCGCCTTGGCGCGCCGAGCCGGGACCGGCCGGCCGGCCCGACTCGCCTTTTCCATCGCCGCGCCGCGTTTGGCACCCTGCCGACCCCGGTTTTTGCCGCCGGCGGGCGCAGCAGAGCGTTCAATTTTGCCTTCCTGCCCGGCGGGCGGGGATTTCCCCGGCCCCGGCGGCACTCCGGCCCCTGGCGGCATTTCTGGGAGGGGGTCCGGCTCGGGCGGGTTGCTGATGTCTTCGACCAGAACCGCACCCGCGGCGGTGTAGATCATCGGCTTCGCGCCGATGCCGTTCGGCAGCGGCTCGAGCCCGAGGCGCGCCCGCCCCTCGTCGATCGAGATCAAGCCTTTCTGCACTTGGGCGAGGGTGATCTCGTTCTGCTGCGACGGGTCGACCTCGTCTTCCTCGTCCCAGGCGAATTCGAGATCGGGCGCGCCGAACGCTTCACTGAGGCAGCGATCGACGACGCCCTTCACCCAGAGCTGGATCGGCGCCAAGCCTTCTTGCAGCGCCTGCTCCTGCGCCGTGTCGGCGGTGGCGCGGTTCATCTGCTTCACCGCCCACTGGTTCGAGACGTTGAAGGCGTAGCAGACGATGCGCGCGAGCCATTCGTCGTATTCGTCCTTGAGCGCGCCTTCCTTGGTGAAGACGACACCCTTGGCGACGCCGGCCGGGATGAAGCGCGCCTTGCGGCGCTGCGCCGTGTTGTCGGTGAGCAGCGAATCCCAATAGGCCTGGAATTCCTCGATCTGCTGCGGCGACCAGGTGTCCGGCACCGGCACCAGCGCATCGGGCACGGTGCCCTCGGTGTAGAATTGCAGCTGATGCAGCTGCCGGCGGATCGCGATGTTGACGCTCATCGCCACCTGCTCGACCGGCGGCAGGCCGTAGACCATCGGCGCGCGGTAATTGCGCGGGAAGTAGTAGAGCGCGTCGCTGGTGTAATCGACCGCGGGCAGACCCTTCAGCACTTGCTGATAGGCCGGCGCCGGCGGCAGCGGGCGGCGCCCGTGATCGTCGATCACCGGCTTGATCGTCGCGCCGTCGATGATCTCGAGCGCGTAGACCGTGCCGCCAACCGTCTTGCGCGGATAGACCGTCGCCGCGTCGACGACCAGCATGTCTTCGACCAGCGCGCGCAGCCAGCTGTCCCAGCTGTGCTCGCGATCGGGATAGGCGAGCAGATCAGTGACGACCTTGATTCGCGGATCATCGTCGTCGCGCTCGTCTTCATCGCGCGCGCGGATCGACCAGGTGACCTTCGCGAGCTGATCCTTGCGCGTCTCGATGGCGAGCCGCATCAGATCGTAATTGTCGGCGAGCGCGCGCAGCGCGGCGAAGCTCATCCGCGCCGCACCGGTGCCGTCGACGCCGCGCGGCGCGGTGACGAGGTTGAAGCCGCTCGGATAGTCGTAGCGCCGGCCCGCGACCTCGATCGGCGCCGTCGGCGCCAGCGGCTCGAGCGGCCCGAACCAGCCGGACTGGTCGACGCGCTGTCCGCCGAGGAGCTTGGCCGCTGCCAGCGCGCGACCGATGAGACCGGGCTTTGCCATCTCAGCTGCGATCATCGCTCATGCCGCCTTCCTCGCATTGCCGAGGAGGCTGCGGATCTGGTGGAGCGCCGCGGTCGCGACCGCGCTCTTGCCGACCTGGCGCTTGTAATGCTCGATGAGCGCGCCGCTGTTATTGTCGTTCGCGGCGAGACCCAAGGCCGCCGCCCAGAAGCGATCGGCGTGGCCTTCCTCGTCGCTCTCGGCGACGAGCCGCGCATTGCCGGTGTCGCCGATGACGCGCTTCAGCTTGTGCAGATCGTCGCGCAGCGAGACCTGGCCGGCGGGGATGCGGACCTTCTTATCCTCGAAGGCCATCTTCGCAGCCGTGGCGATGTTGAGGCGCACCGGGCCGGAGAGGATCACACCCTCGGCGCGGCCGGGATAGCGGTTCTTGGCGTCTTCGACCGGCTTCTCGCCCATGCCGGTCTGATCCATCGCGACCCGCGCGTTGTATTTCGTCATCAGGCGATCCATCTCGGCGTCGTGGCGCGCGAAGGTCGCTTTCGCGAGCGTGACGATCTCGCGCGTCCAGAAGATGTCGCCGACGAGCTCCCATACCCACGCGGCCCAGAGATCGTGGCGCGCGCCGATGTCGTTGCCGATCAGCGCCGGGCCGCCGGTGTAGAGCTCGGGCTTGCCGGCGAGCTCGTGCTCGCAGGCGATGATGACGTCGTAGGTGAGCCAGGCGCCCTCGCCCTCGGCCGGAATGACGTCGAGCTCCTCGCGCTCCGAATCCTTGTCGAGATAGGCGCCGCGCACCTGCGCGTACCATTCCTCCTTCGGCGGCAGATCCGGCGAGATCAGCTTGGCGCGCTCGTAGAGCCCGTTCGCGACCGCATCGTCGAAGCTGTAGGTGTGGACGCGCCAGCGCGCGCGGCCGGCCTTCGCTTCCTTCACCAGCTGATTGAACGGGTTATTCACGCCGTTATGCGTCGAGATGATGCGGACCTTCCCGCCCCAGATCAGCAGCGCGTTCGCCGCTGCGATGACGCCGCGCACGTCGGGATGGAAAGCCGCCTCGTCGATCGTGACGCAGCCCTGCAGCCCGCGGATATTCGCCGGCCGCGATGACAGCGCTTCGACGCGATAGCCCGAGGCGAAGCGCGCGCGATAGGCGGTGATCATCCGCGTCTCGCCGCCCGCTTGCTTATCCTCGAAGAGATATTCATCGAGCCCGGCGAGCTGCTCGCCGATGCATTCGGCGAAGTGCTTCACGTAGCCGATATATTCGAGGCCCTTCTCCTTGCTGTCGCCGATGTAGAAGCAGTTCATGCCGCCGGCCGAGCGCGACTTCGCGGCGGTCAAGGTGTCGTCCCAGGCCTGCACGAAGGTGATGCCGGTGCGCCGCCCCTTCTCGCAAATCTTCAGCGCCGTCGTATCCATCAGCCATTGCCGCTGATGCTTCATGAAGACGCCGTCGGCGAGCGGATTGACGTGCGCGGCCTGCTGCACGCTGGCGACGCCGGCGAAGTCCTTGTCGCTGAGCGGGCGCGGCGCGGCGATGGTTTCGGCGATGCTCATACGTTCACCGTCGTTTCCCAGACCGGCGGCGTTGATTGCCGCTGGCGATCGCGCACCTGATCGGCGAGGCAGCGCGGCAGGATGGTCTCCTGATGATGGATCATCGCGAGCCGCTCGCGCTGCACGACCCAACCGCCAGATGCGAAACCGCCGGAATGGCCGAATAGGCGCGTCATCACCGGCGAGGCCTTCTCCAGCTTCACCAGCTGCCAGCCGAGGCATTCGTGATGGCCGCAATCGCACGGCACGGCCTCGCGCTCGAATGCGCCGTCCTTGATGCCGCTCGGCGTGCGCACGCTCGCCGGCAATCCCGACATGGCGATGAAGCGATCGAGGAATTCATCTCGCGTGAGGCCGGTCACGACGTCCACTCCTGCGGCAGGTCGGGCAGCGCGACGGTTTTTCCAGCCAGCGCATGCGTGCAATCGCCGAGGAATTCGATCTGCCCGCTGCGTACGAAGGAATGACAGACTTCTTCGACATAGGGACCGTCGTAACCGGCCGGCGCCGGGTTTTCGTTCGTGTAGCCCTTAGGATGGCGATAGGTGACCTTGATGCTCGGCGCAAAGGTTGGCGCATCGACATTGCCGTCGAACGTCCAGCTCGGATGATCGGGCGCCGCGACGCGGATGACGTGCATCTCTTCGCGGCCGGGACACCAGAAGCCGATGCGACCGCCTTCGATGCTGCGCAGCTTTTTCGAGAGCGCGCTCATGACGCATCCCGCGCGATGCGATGAACCAGCGCCTTTTGCCGGGCGATCTCGCGCTCGGACTCTTGCTGCGTGCGCTTCTGATAGAGTGCAAGAACGGCCGGGCAGTCGGTCGCCCAGCCGGGCTCGAATTCGGCAGCGTTGACATGGGTCCAGCGCGTGACGTGCCGGATGCAGATTTCGTGCGCCTGGTCGAGATCGCGATCGCCCGGCGATGGCGCCGCCGCGACGAGAACCGGCAGCACCGCCAGCAGGAGAAGCGAGCGCGTGCGCGCGAGCGCGCTCATGATGCGCTCGCCTCCGGCCCATTCTTTTCGGGTCGGGGCTCGATGCGGAGACCTGCGACCTTCGCCTGCAGCTCGGCGACGCGCTCGGCCGAGAGGCCGGCTTCCTTCGCGCTCGAGGCGACGTCGCGCGCCGCGGCTTCGACCTTGTCGTTCTGCTCGGCGGCGATCTCTTTCCTGAGGCGCAGCGTCAGCTCGAGATCCGAGCGCGAGGCGCGCGCCAGGTGGTCGAGTGCCTTCGCGAGATCGTGCACTTCATCCGGCTGCAGCGTGACCGGCTCGCCGTCGTTCTCCTTGTCGGCGAGCGACAGCATCAGGTTCGTGACCAGCCCGTGCATCAGCTCGATGTTGAGCCGCGCCTGGCGGTTCTCGGGCGCATCGCCGAATTTCCGGACGAGCGCCTCGGCGATCGCGCGGCTGCGTTGCACGGTCTCGGCGAGCTTGTCGAGCCCCTGGATATGCGCGCCGAAGCCGGAGCGCCGCGGCCAGAGCTCGTCGGGCACGTCGGGATAGGCGTCGAAGCAGCACGCCATGACCTCGTCGATCGTCTTGCCTTCGAGCCGCCACTTGGCGATCGCGTCGCGGATCTCCGGCTGCAGCTTGTCGATCTTCGACGGGCGCGTCATGCCGCGGCCTGGGAATCGGTACGAGCGCCGCACTGAGTGCCACGTTTCCGCGCGGCCGTCGCCGAGCGGGCGTCCCACATTTGGTGCCGGGGGCCTCGCGAGCCGTACCGGAGCGCTCTCTGGGTATTCACCCTTGGGAAAATCATATGGCGGAAAATCATGTGCCGCGCCGCCAATCGCGCTCGTGCTTCACGCCGCCGGCGGCGATGCGGCCGTGCGCGAGCTCGTCGCCGCGCTCGGTCAGCTTGACGACGCAGATCTCGCCGACCCAATCGCGCGCCACCGCGTCGATGCGCTCGAGGTGCTCGAGATCGGCGCGGATGTCACTGCGCGTCGATGCCGCGAAGCCGGCGTGACGCATCGCGGTCAAGATCACCGTCTCGTTCGCCGCGCCTTGGAGCTCGACGAGGAAGCGGAGGATCTGCAGCCGGCGGTCTTCGGCGATGAAGCTGGTGAAGCCGTTCATGTCAGCGCCGGCCGCACCAGGCAGTAGATCATCGGCGCGACAGTCGGGTCGCTATCCGCCGCGCTGCTGTAGAAGACGACCCATTCGCCGGTCGGATTGTCGATGCGGTCGAGCACGGCGGCGCTCGGCACGACGCGCCAGATACCGGCGATGTTGACCTGGTATTGATCGCCGGCGACGCGCACGAGCTTGTTGGCGAGGATGTGACCGTCGAACTCGGCGCAGCAGCTGATGCCAGTTGCGGGATTGGTGAGACTCTCGAACCACGGCGCGAAGGCGGGGTCGCTCGAGCTCGGCGGCGCGGCATGCGCTTTGAGCGCGGCGAGCACGAGCATGAGGCCGATGATGCCGTCGAGCAGCAGCGCGGCGATCGTCATCCGGCGCGGCGTGAGCAATCTCATTTGCCACCCCCGTTCAACTGGAAGTCGAGCAGGCGATCGACGTTCTTCTCGATGCGCTCGATGCGTGCCGTGCGCTCGTCGCTGCTGGCGTCGAGCGCTGCCACCGTGGCCTTGAGCTCGCCGATGTCGTGGCGCAGACCTTCGATATCCTCGTGCGTCGGCGCGTGCTTCAGATCGCCATCGACGCGCGCGAAATGCGTCGCGCCCTGGCCAAGCTGCGACGCGATCTGGTTATGGACCGTGTCGTGCTGCTCGAAGCGGTGCTGCAGCTCTTTGTGGGTGACGAACATGCGGCTCATCACCCAGACGAGAACGATCGCGATGGCGCCGAGGATGCGCGTCGCGACGTCGAAGAGCGCGAGGAAATCCTGCCAGCTCATGGCCGGACGCCCCACGGGCTATTGATGATGTACCAGTCGCGCGGCGTGATCATATTGACGGCCTGGCCGATCGGATTCGGCAGCCATTTCGATGCCTCGCCGGCCGCCGCCGCGTACTCGGAGCACCACCACGCGTCGGGATTTCTCCAATTCCGGCCGAGCGCGAAAT